GTCGAAGAGGAAGACGAAGAAGAAGACAAAGAAAAAGAAGAAGAGTAAGGTGATGTTAACATGAAAAACAGATACCTTATAAGGTCTTTAGTAAATCCCATCTTAGATTATAAGATTATACATGGTGGGACTACTAAAGAACCTAATAAAATAACGGCTGAAGCGGTATTCCAAAAATGCGATGAAGCAAATGCTAATGGACAATTATTTCCAAAACACGTATTAGCTTCTGCCATAGAAGATGCTAGAGAAGATATTAAAAATAGGCATTTATTGGGAGAATTAGATCACCCGGATGATATAAAAGATATTAACAGGATAGCTACAGTATCCCTTAAAAATGCTTCACACGTCATAACTAATCTAGAATTAGATGGTAATTACGTCGTAGGTACTTTTGAAACCCTAGAAACTCCTAATGGTTTGATATTATCTGCACTGCTTAAAGATAAGATAAAAACTGGAGTTTCAATAAGAGCTATTACAGATCAGGATATAAGTTATGGTACTGATACTATAGATAAGATTAATGATTTTGTTTTAATTACTTATGATGCTGTACATAATCCTGCTTATTCCGATGCTTATGTAAGGTCAGTAATGGCTTCGGTATATAAATTAACAGATGATTATAAGAGTAAGAAAGTTATAAGTATTACTGAAGATGAATTTAAAGATATCATCACTAATGCAGTAATAGCTGCTGTTAAAAGAATATACAAATTGAGTAAAAATTAAATTTAATAAAGAGGTGTAAATGATGGAAATGAGAGAATTTATTAACAAAACACTAGATTTGATAGATAAACATGAAATAGAAAATTTAATACATGAACAAGCTGTTAAAAGTGTTAAGTATCTGCAATTAAAAGAAAACGAAATATCTAGTGTTAAAAACGCCATTAATGAATTTGAGATGAAACGCAAAAAGGTCGAGGAAAATAATAAAAAGTTAATTGAAAATTTGGATAAGTTAAATATTTAAATAAAGGTGGTTAGAATAAAATGACGCTAGATAAAGAGCAAATACAGAAAATTATAGATGAAGCCGTTGAAAAAGTAGTCAATGACAATTTAAAAGATGAATTGGCTGAAGAAGAAATAAAGGAAGAAAAGGAGGTCGTTGAAGCTGAAGTAAAACCTACCGAGGAAGGAGTAAAAGAAGAAGGTGAAGTAGAAGACGAAGAAGAACCAGCTACTGCTTCTGAAGCCATAGTGGCTGAGGAAGAAAAAGCTGACGAAGAAGCAGAAGACGAAGAAAAAGTTGAAGCCGAATTCGAAGATGAAGTTGAAGAAGGTGCTGGTAAAGACGAAGTAAAAGATATCGATGTCCAAGAAGAGATCGAAGAAAAAATAGAAGAAGAAGTCGGAGATGAAAAAGAATACGACTTCTTAGGTTTGGATATTAAAATTGAAGAAGCCGATGAAGAAGATGGTGCTAAACGTTACAAAATTACTATAGCAAAAGACGATAAAGTAAAAGAAGAGGTTGTTGAAAGCGTTGAACTTCCCATAATACTTGGTTTAATAGAAGAATTTTTTAATGAACTTATTTTAGAAGAAAATGGTGAAAGTGAAGAAGAGGTTGCTGAAGAAGAAAAAGCAGAAGACGGGGATGAAGAAGTCCTATCTAATATGATGCTAGCTGATTTAAGAAGTAAGTACGCTAATAAAATTGAACAATATATTGAACAAGGTATTTTAGCAAAAGAATTAGTCCTTGATCTACTTAAAGATAAACTAGCTAATAAGAGCGAAGTATTTAATGAACTAAAAGAAAAAATTAAAGAAAAAGAATCAATATTAGCTAGCTTAAAAGAAGACTTAGCAAAATCACGTAAAAAATATCTATTAGCCAAGAATGTAGAAAACAGTATTAAAAAGCTTAACGTTGTTATAGCGCATGAATTTAATCGTATTTCTAATGAGATTAAAAAAGGTAATCTATCTCAAGATGAGGCTAAAGAACTTGTCGACAATTATAAGTCTATAGTAGCTTTCATTAAAAATACTGGTGTAACACCAAAGAGTATAGTTATAGCAAACAAGAAATTTGAGGAATTAAGTAAGAAAATAAGAGCAATTCTTGCCAGTAATGTTAATAAAAACAAAATTAAAGATGAGAAATTTAAAATTAATAAAGTTAAACCTAGAAATGTATTGAATAGGACAGGAAAGGTAGATAACTCAAGCTTATTAGCTCACAGAAGATATGATGGTATAGACGAAATGAGTGCAGAAATATTACGCATCGCAGGATTAATCCTAGAAGAAGACGATATTTAACATAAGCATCAACAGAAGTCACCCACTTATAGAAGTGGGGGGTAGTTCACAAAACTAAATCAAAAACAACAAAATTAACAAGGAGAGTGTTAATAATTATGCGAAAAGATTATACGGCCCTTTTATCTTCTCAGGTATGGCCAAGAGTTGAAAAAACTCTATTAGCAGGTATAAGAGACAAATCCATGCGTAAAAACATGAGTGTAGTCTTGGCAAACACAAGAAACGCATTGCTAGCTGATACTAGCATGCAGAACATGACCTATCTACCAAAGATAGTTATTCCTTTGGTAAGACGTCTTTTCCCAAAACTTATAGCAAACAAGATCATATCCGTACAGCCTCTTAAGAGTGCTACTGGTTGGATTCGTTTCCTTGATGCTTACGTAGAGAGACCAAATGGATCCACTTCCAACATCTATCCATTTGGTAATGGTGACACCAATTATTCAACTGCTCAGACTGCAGTTGCTGACAATATATTAGCTGATGGTACTTCAAACACTGCAGTTAACTTTAGTGGTACTCTTACTAAGACTCCGGCTGAAGGTACTCTATTCGTCGAAATAGGCGATGCTGCTACTGTAGCTGGTAGCTCCACCTTCACCAAGATAGCTGAAGTTGACAGAAATGGTAATCTACATGCTCTTAGTGATTCTTACAAAGTACTTGGTACTGTCGATCCTAAGACTCTTGACTATGTCGTTTATATAGCCGATGCTGATGGCAATCCTCTAACTCTCGGCTTAAGGTTCAGCTACAAAGAAGACATACAGAAGAATATTCCATTTGGTACTGATAAGACTTACAGCACTCTTAAGTTCGACATCACTAAAGTAGCAGTCGAAGCCAAAACACGTAAGCTCGGCGCTACCTACAGCTTCGAACTTATGGAAGACTATAAAAACGAATTCGGTGAGAACTTCGAAGATAAGATGGTTGATTACCTAACAACCACAATACTCACCGAGATTGACGGTGAAATAATAGACACACTATTTACAAAAGCCAGTGTATCCGACACCTGGGATTCAACAATGCCAGTAAGTTGGACCCGTGGAATCAATGCCTGGTACGAAACCATCATGCCAAAGATCAATAAACTAAGCAACTTGATTTACCAATCAACACACGTATCAGGTGCCACGTTCCTACTCTGCAGCCCTGTAACAGCTACTTACCTCCAGAGCATGCAGCAGTTCGTAGGAACTGGTAACCCAATCACTGAAGACATGTCTGTAGGTACTGTAAAGGTTGGTACTCTAAATAATATGTATAGCGTATATACTTCACCACTTTGCCCTGATGACAAGATACTTCTTGGTTTCAAGGGTACCAAACCTGAAGACACTGGCGCTGTTTATGCTCCTTATGTACCAGTACAGCTACACCCAATCTACTATGCAGAAGGTATGCCTTCTGTTGTAGCCCGTAGCCGTTATTGGATGGGTGTATTACGTCCAGACTACTACGGAATACTCAACATAACTGCTTCCTAAGCAATATAGTTGTTAGTTAGGGAATATTAAAGGAGGGATTAAATCCCTCCTTTTTTTACAATATATAATCTAAAAGGAGTAATGAAAAGTCAACTACCCACCACTTAAAGCCTAACGGCTTTTGAAGTGGGGGCTTGCCAAGCCCTAGTTGACTTTTACAGTACCAGTACCTCTGTTAAATTTCACCCCCAATATATTTGCTAAACTCTCATGGTCAATATAAGATTTGCAACCTGATTCTTCTATAATTTTAGCTATAATTCCTATGCTATTGTTATTAACATTATACATATCTGTTACATCTTCAATCTCAGATATAGTTGGATCTTTAAATCAATTTTACCTTCCATTTCTTTATATCTGCATCAAACCACCAAAGTCTTACGTTAGGTAAATACATCTGTAATAGACCATAACAAATACTACAAGGATGCGATGACAGTAACTTTGAAGTACCTCTTAATACTACTATGTCTGTAATCTTATCTATAACATCATTTTTAAGCAACTTCATTACTAGATCTGCTTCGGCATGTATAGACATAAGATTTTTATCATGATACATTTTCTTTAAAAATGGATGAGTCTTTAATTTATTCTCTCCATATTCAACTATCCTTGAACCATCAAATGCTAAAGCTAGACATCTAAGACTTGATACAAACTTTCTAGTATACAATTTATTATATATCTTACATATCCTACCTAACAATATCAAATTATTTGGTACACTGTCATTATTCAACCGACTTATCTCCAACTTCAAATCCAACACTCATCACCTCTATTTAATTATAACATATTAATTAACACCTGTAAATAGACAAATTGAACCTCTCCCACTTACGCTTCGCTAAGAAGTGGGAGATTC